AACGTTGCAGCAGCCGCACGCGAGTTTGCAATTTCAAAGCAGACAGCACTTCAAGCAGCTGCCGGTGACGTGCTCACCACAGACACACCTGGTCTTTTGCCAGTTCCAGTTCTCGGCCCAGTCTTTGAGGATTTGAACTACATCCGTCCAGTAGTCGCAGCCGTTGGTGCTCGCGCAATGCCAGACGGTGGCAACCAAAAGACATTCATCCGCCCAACGTGGACGACCCACACTTCAGTTGCATCACAAGGAACTGAATTGACTGGCGTATCAGCAACCACCCCCGTGATTGCCTCGAATGTGGTCAGCAAAACTACGCTGTCTGGCCAGGTCACCCTCTCCGTTCAGGATGTTGATTTCACGTCACCAGCAGCAATGGAAATTATCTTGCGAGACCTTGCAGGACAATACATGTTGCAAAGCGACAACGTGGCAGCAGACGCCATCGTTGCTGGTGCAGCAGCATCGGGCGCAACCTGGACAGTTAACCAGACAGACCCAACTTCGTTGATGACCGCGCTTTACGGTGCAGCAGTCAACATTTTGACCGGCACCAACTTCCTGCCTGACCATATTTTCGTCAGCCCGAACGTTTGGGAATTGCTCGGCCGTCAGTTGGACGCAGACAAGCGAAATGTGTTCCCATATGTGGGCGCAGCAGGCTTGATGGGCGTAAACGGTGCTGGTTCAGCAAACATCACCCAGATGAACACGTTTAACCCATTCGGACTCAACCTTGTTGCCGATCGCAACTTTGCATCCAACACAATGGTTGTTGCACGCGGAACAGCAATTGAGTTCTACGAGCAGGTTCGAGGATTGATGTCAGTAGAAGCACCATCAACCCTTGGCCGCACATTCTCGTACTACGGATACGTGTCCACATTCATCGCTGACGCAACACAAGTTCAATCCATCGCGTTGGCCTAGTCGAGAGCGGAGCATCCGCTCATGGCAACATACACAGTTACCAACAAGTACCTGATTGATGACTTCGCCGTACTGCAACTCCTGACCCCCAGCGAGATTGCAGTCGGCCAGTCAATTACGGTCGCAGACGTTGACGCCACATTTAACGGCACCTACACGGTGCGCGCTCTGCCACAGTATTTGTACTTGGGCGTTGATACACAGGGCGACCTGTTGTACGACTACCAGGTGCCAATTGCCGATCAGGTGCTATTTGCCAAGACTGCTGACGATGTCGAGCGCACCGCCGCATCTGGCACCGTGTCTTACGCACCAGTTTGCCAATGGGTGACAAATTCCGATGTAATGACCTATTTGGGAATCACTATTGCGAACCCATCAGATGACTACACGTTGCTCACCCAGTCCGTCTCGGCTGGCAACCAGTTCTGTTATCGCAGGCGTCAGGAATCGGGCTATATCGACTCCCTGACGACTTCTCCAGGCGGAGATGCAACATTAGGCACCTTGATGTACTGCGCCGCGCTGTGGCGCTCTAGGGGCTCAATAGAGAACACTTACGCGACGTTTGACGGCATGGGCACCGCAACCCAGCAAAGCCTTACACCGATCGTTAAGCAGCTCTTAGGTATCCCACGCCCAGCGGTGGCCTAATGGCTTACACAGACTTATTTAACGAAGCCATAGATGACCTGACGGCAAGCCTGACCGCCGTGTCGGGGCTCCGTGTGGTAAACGACGCCACAAAGATCGTGCCTAATTGCGTGTTCATTGACGCCCCAAGTTTCACAACAATGGCTGGCAACGGCAACGTGATACGACTCGAGTTTCCGATCAGGGTTATTGGGTCAGGCCCGGCAGGGTTGCCGATCTTGCGTTCCATCCTTGGCATTGTCGCAAGCGTGCTCGGCTCACCGATCATTGTGATGGCTGGCCGTCCGTCAAGCCTTGACATTGGTGGCGCGCTGTACCCGTGCTATGACCTTGATTGCGCTATCCAAGCCCAAACCGCATAATCCACTACGAGCAACAATAAATCATCTACTATCAGAACAGAACTAAGGAGCATCTAAATGGCATCAGCAACATATCTCTCAAACCCAGTCGTAACGATCGGCACAGTTGATCTGACCGACATGTGCAGCGCAGCAACGCTGACCTACTTGGTTGAAGCACTCGAAGACACCGCGTTTGGCACCAACTCACGCAGTTACACCGCAGGTCTTGTCAACAACGAAGTAACCCTGACGTTCTATGCGTCCTACGCTGCAACCGAAACCTACGCAACCCTGCAACCATTGGTTGGCACAAAAACAACCGTTGAATTGACCCCAACATCTGGCGGAGAATCAGCAACAAACCCAAAGTTTGTTTTGACTGGTTGCTATTTGGAGTCATTGCCAGTTATCAACGCATCACTAGGCGAACTGTCAACCTTTGACATTACGCTGACTGGTGGCGCGTTAACGATTGACACAACCCCATAATCACGGCTCCAAGCCGACATAGGAGAAACCATGAAAATCAAGTTGCAACTCACACGCACGCCTACAAGCGAACCCGAGTTCTATTACACAAACTTGTTTGTGACCACGGAATGGGAACGACTCGAGCGTCGCAACGTCCAGCAACTAACAACACAACCGCTATACAGCGATTACGCATGCTGGATGCACATCATCCTTAAGATCAAAGGTGAGCAGGTAGGCGACAACTGGCGTGACTGGGTTAAAGCAAACCCAGAGATGGACATCATGCCGGTATTAGATGAGACAGACCCAAACCCTACGGACGCGGCACCTACCGTCGCCAGCTAGCAGAAATTTTGGTTGCGGTCGGTTGGTGGCCCAACAATATAGAGTTTGACGCTCGAGACATAGCAACAGTCATTAAAGTGCTTAACGAGGCAAACAAGAAAAGAAGGTAGCCATGGCGGTCGAAGCAAACATTGAAGTTGCCGGCATTAAAGACGCCTTAAGCACCCTTAACCGCATAGACAAAAGTTTGCGCCGCGAAATAACAAAAGACTACAAACGGCTAACACAAAATGTTGTTGATGACGCTTACCAGGCCATACCGCTGGGCGTACCGTTGCGTGGTATGGCAAGGAAATGGACTGTGCGATCTGGTGCCGAACTATTGCCGTGGGGTCAACTTAACCAAAAAATTGTGGCGAAAATCAACACTAAACGGGTCAAAGAATACGCAGGTCAGAACGTCAACTTGGCCACGTTTGTTGTTCGCTGGGAAAATCCAGACGCCGCGCTATTTGATTTTTTGTCAAGTGGCAAATTAGGAGAACAATTAAACATCAAGTTTGGCGAGCCGTCGCGAGTAATGTGGAAATCATGGGAACGCAACAAAGAGGATGTCAACCAGCGCATGACACAATTGGTCAAGCGCGTCATGGACGCCACGTCTAAGGAACTGATGTAATGGCTGTTGTATTACCGATCGTTTCAGAGTTTGACGGCAGAGGCATCAAAAAGGCTATTGCCCAATTTAAGCAACTAGAAACCACATCCGAAAAAGCCCAATTTGCGATAAAAAAAGCAGCGGTGCCGGCAGGGATAGCGGTTGCCGCGTTGGGCGGTTTCCTTGTTAACGCCGCTAAGGGTGCCGAGGAAGCCAGACAAGCCAACCAACGTCTGGGCAACGTGCTTGACAGCATGGGTTTTGGTGAAGCCACAGATCGAGTGTCTGCCTATGCGGAAAGCCTAGAAAAAACTATTGCCGTTGATGCTGACGTCATTAAAGCCACACAAACAAAACTTGCCACGTTCGGCAAACTAACCAAAAGCGTCAATGAGGCAGGTGGCGCGTTTGACCGTGCAACATTGGCAGCGCTTGACATGGCGGCGGCAGGTTTCGGGTCAGCAGAAACCAACGCGATCGCATTAGGTAAAGCACTTGAAGACCCAATCAAGGGAATTACCGCGCTAGCCAAATCAGGTGTCACGTTTACCGAACAAGAAAAAGAAAAGATCAAAACTCTTGTTGAAAGCAACAAACTGCTAGAAGCCCAAGACATGGTGCTCGCCGCTATTGAGAAACAAGTTGGCGGAACATCAGAAGCCAGCGCGTCATCGTTTGACAAAATGAAGTTTGCCCTCGCCGGCATATCTGTCACGTTTGGCGAGTTGGTGCTCCCGTGCATAGACAAGTTTGCGGTTGCGTTGGCTGGAGCGTCGGTTTTCGTGCAAGAAAACGAAAAAC